TAGCCGGTTTGTTAGAACGAACAGAACCTTTCTTTTGGGTAATACTCTCCGACACATCCCCTGCCGGCTTTGTGTATCTTGAAAACTTAATTGGTAGTAGTCAAAGGCTTCATAGTGCTGAAGTTACTACTTGTATTCACCCTGGATATTGGGGAAGTTTTTCCAGTTATTGTGCCAAAATTTTCTTTAAAAAGTGTTTTGATGAATTTGGTTTTCAAAAAATCAAGGCATTAGTGTATCCACAAAATCACAGGGTTAAAACTTTATTGAAAAATAGTGGTTTTACAAAGGAAGCAGAACTTGTTTCAGAAACCATGCGTGAGGGGAAATTGCAAAATATTGAAGTATATTCATTGTTTAGAAATTATTATGAGGTAAATGAAAATGAAATTTGAAACAGAAGATTTAACAAAAAAAATTAAACAGGAAGAAGAACATTCATTAGCTGTGGCTATTGTTGGGAAATATGACAAATTTGAAGAAAGCAGAAACCAACAATTACAAGATATAAAATCCGTACGAAATGCTATTTATGAAGCAACTATACCAAGTGTGAATGCTTGGGGTAGTAAGATGCAATTGCCTGAAATTTATGAATTGGCTCAAACCCTAAAATCTCATTTGGTGCAAAACTTGTATTCACATCCTGAAGCCATGTTTGATGTTTCAGGTACAAATCCGCAAACACAGGCTTATGCAAACAGGCAGAAAGCAATGTTAGTTAATACATTTGAAAGAATGAAACTTGAAGATGAGTTTGAAAAAATTATAGATAGTATTGTTGAAACTGGTGAAACAACTCTTTTCATTGGTTGGGAAACAAAGGTTAAGCAAACTCGTCGTGCGCAAACTTTAGATGAACAAATTTTAAATCCAACAGAACAAGGTTTTGTAGTAGAAGAAAAAATTGTTTACGATAATGCAAAAATTAAGCACATCAAATCGGAAGATTTTGTATTTGATAAAACAAATGCCGATAAATGGGATAATTGTGCGAAGATTTATAGAACTTATTCAACTTTGGATGAAATAGTTTCTGATAAAGCAAATAATTTATTGACAGATGAAAAGCTGGAAATATTGAAAGGAGTGGTGGCAAATAAAAAGAATAAACAAGATGACAGAGCTATTGATGGGAAAAAATTGGAGATTTTGGAATATTGGGGGGATGTTGAATTATCAGATGGTACAGTTTTGAAAAACTGGCTTGTTGTAGTAGGAGCTAGAAAAGAAATAATTCGTTTTGAGCCAAATCCTTTTGTTATAAATCCATTTATTCATGCGAATATAATTGAGTGTCCAACTACAGGCAGAGGGATTTCACCACTTAGAGTTGCATTGATTTTGAATAATATTTCATCAACAATTTTGAATAAACAAATTGATGCTTTAGCGTTAATGATGAATCCACCATATTTAGCACCAAAAGGTTGTTTTAAAGGTGAACAAGATGTCAGACCTGGTAAAATTATAGAATATGATGCAGCATTGATGCCAAATCAGCCAACACCTTTGAGTTTTGATAAAGCAATGCAAGGTTGGGACTTTTTGAATTACTTTAAAGGGACAATTGAAAGTGCAACAGGTATTTTCAAGAATATGGCAGGAAATATTCAATCTGCTGAGCGTACGGCTACTGAATTAAATTATTCAGTAAACGGTCAGGAGGCTAGATTAAATATGATGTTGGATGCAGTTAATAGGAAAGTCATTGTACCTATGGTTGAAAAGACCGCAGAAATTATTGCAAATTTTAAACTCGGTCGTGAGGTTATTGGTTTGAATGATCATGGCAAATCTATGTTTTTAGAGATTGACGATAATATCCGAAATGCTAATTATATCTACCGTTATGGTGACAGAAAAGCTACTTTTGAACGCAAAGCAAAACTAAAAGAATTGTTTGAGGTGGTAAAATCTTTTGCTCAAGTCCCAGAAGTTGAAGAAAAAATCGACTGGATGGAATGTTTTAAATTTGCGTTGGAGCAATACGGAATAGAAAATTCTAATAATTTTTTGGTTGAGAAGTAGTTAATATGACATATCAATTATTAAGAGCTCAACGTGAATTTTTAGAGATACCTCATAAATACACTCTTGATGTAGCTGTATATCAAGGTGGTTATGGTTCTGGTAAAACTTTTGCCGGTTCTCTTTTGGGCATTCTTTTATGCTTGAAGTTTCCTGGGATTCGAGGATTAGTTGGTGCTCAAACTTACACGCTTGTCAGGGATACGACATTACAAACTTATTTTGAACATTTGGATAATATGGGTTTTGTTGATGGTGTGGATTATGATTGGTCAAGCACTTTGCAAAAACTTACTTTTAAAAATGGATCAGAAATTCTTTTTAGACATTTTGATGAACCGAATAAATTAAAGTCTTTAAATCTTGGATTCGTTGAGATAGAAGAAATGTCGGATATCCCTTATGATACGTTTAAGATGCTTTTGGGACGTATGAGGCAAAAGACAAGAAAATGTTGGAAAAATTTTACCTACAGAATTTTTGGTCATACAAATCCTGAGATGCAAAGAGGTTGGGTTTACAAAACTTTTATGGAAAATCCACCACCTAACTATAGGTTGATTACTGCACCAACTACACAAAATATCTTTTTGCCTGAAGGGTTTTGTGATGAGCTTAAAAAACTTTATGACGAAGAATATTATAACATTTTTGTTCTTGCGCAAAACGGTGATTATAACAATGGTTTGGTCATCAAAGATTTTACGGATTCAAACATAAAAGATATTGCGTATCAGCCAGAAATGGATTTGCACATAAGTTGTGACTTTAACGTAGATCCTATGTGTTGGGTTTTGGCTCACAAGACAGATGACAAAGTTTTTTATTTTGATGAAATTGTATTAGAAAATACAACAACTGCAAAATCTTGTGAAGAGTTTTGTCACAGATATCCAAACCATAAAGGTAGAATTATAATCAATGGTGATGCTTCAGGAGATAACAGAAGTTGCACAAGTGAATACACAAATTACGTAATTATAAAGAAAAAATTGGCACAATTTGGTTATGATGCAGAAATTAAAATCAAGGCTTTTAATCCGCCGATAAAAAACAGGATTATGGCATTTAATGCTAAAGTAAAAAATGCAGATGGTGAAATTTGTATTTATGTAGATAAGAAATGTGAAAAGTTATTGTATAACATCTATAATTTGCGATACAGAGAAGGAAGTTCAAGAATTGATATTCCTACATATACGCAAATTAAACAAAGTAAAGAGTTGAAATTTTTGTCACATCCTATGGATGCTGCATCATATTTAGTGGATTTTTATTGGCCAATAACTTTATAAAGGAGATTTTATGGATAATTTATTATACTACTCTCCAATTTTAATTGCGGTAATGGTATTTTTAATTCAACAAAGAATAGTCGTGACTCCCGAACAATTGGAAAGAAAGCATCGTGAAATTTTAAAAGATGTTGAAGAAAAGTTTGTTACGTTGCATAGCTTCAATGATTTAAAAGAGCAATTTAGTGAGATGAAAGAAAAAATTGATAAAATTTATGACTGTATTATTGCAGTAAAATAAAATGTTAACATTTGTTACAGATGAGATAATTATTACTAAAGTTTGATGCTTTAAATGCCGATATACTACATGAAAGATTTTGTTACTAAGTAAACTGAAAGGAAAAGCAATGGGACTGGCGGCATCACAAGCAAGATTTTTAGCCATAACATCTCGAAAAGCTAATTGTGAATTCCGATCTATGGAAATAGCACAAGATAAACTTTCAGTTACTCGTGAATTGGCAGAAGTTTCACAGAATTATCAAAATGCCTTAAATCAAACAACATTGGTTTGGGATTTTGACGGTTCTGGTCAAAATATGTTTAATTTATCATATGATGTTTTAATGACGCCAACAACCTTGAACAACTTTACGCCTTATTTGATTACAAATAGAGCTGGTGCGGTTGTGTTAAATGGTCAAATGGCAAAAGCTGCAAAAAAAATTAGCACTGATGGTGACCCTAGTACTCCGTCAGAAGCTGGTTTTGCTGCATTTATGAAAGAATTAGGCAAAGCAGGTGTTGTACCAGAATCTGTAGCTCAAGATATTAGATTTGTTACTGATTATCATTATGCTTATAATACTGTAAATGATGAAGGTAAGACAGTAAAAGTTCCAATAGAAGAAACTAACCTTACACCAGAGCAAATTGCAGCGCAAAATGCTTATTTGGATACTGACTTTGTAAACGGTTACAATAAAAAAGCAGGTTGTGGTGCAGAACCATTGAATAAAAATGGTGCCTGCGCAGATAACGTACTTGGTTTGGCATATAAATTAGAACACTTAGATTTAGGTATAATTACAGATTATTTGAAAGATTGTGATGCAATTTATGTCAACGGTGCAAAGGCTAATGATTCACTAAAAGGGAAATTAACTTTAGACCAGATTTTAACAAATGAAGTTGTTGTGGTTCAAACATATCCAGATGGAGATCACAACTATCACGGTATTGCAGGTTTAGGTTTGAATGAGGATGATACTTCAGGTTTGTATTTAACTCTTGTTGATGCTTTAAAAGAACAATTGGTAACTGATGCAGTAACGGCAGAAGCGTTTATGGCAGCTGATATTGCAACTCGTGATCAATATAGAGATTATAAAGAGTTATCAGGTAAGAAAGAATCAGAAAGTAATGTTATAAATTCGTTAAAAACAACTTCTGATGAATATAACCAGATAATATACTATGAAAATGAAAAAGATAACTTCAACTCAGGTGCTGGTGTTAACTTGACTCATATGCTTGGTTATTTGTTAACCCAATTTGAAAACTGTTTGAATGGTTATGAAACTTATTTTGCAGGACCTACATATTCAGGATCATCTTTTGTAACTGAAGACCATGGTTATTCTTTTGTAATGCAAGATGAAAATGCTGTTACAAGTGATGTTATTTTGAAAGCAGATTTCTATATGCAATTGTACAACAATATATGCGCTAGTGGTTGGGCATCAAGTGATAAAATAGATGTTGATGAAGAATATCTTGAGCAGATGTTAAAAAATGGTAATTACTTTATAACTGCATTAAGTCAAGATGGTTATTACTATCAAGGTCGCTACAATGAAGGTGATTGTATCGTAGAAGTAAAAGACCATGATGCAATTGCTCAGGCAGAAGCTGAATTTACAACAATGAAAGCTAAATTAACATACAAAGAAGATAGATTAGATGTAGAAATGAAAAATATAGATGCTGAGATTTCTGCGTTGACAACCGAGTACGATTCTGTAAAAGGTTTAATCAGTAAAAACGTTGAAAAAATCTTCCAAATGTTTCAATAATAATTAGCGAATTGTTAATTCTTCCTTAAGAAATGCCAATTCTATTATGTTTATGGTACTATTTAAGCATAATAGAATTTGGAGAGGAAAGAATGTTAAGTTTGCTATTCAAGATGTTAGGCGATCCTAACGAGAAAAAAGTTAAACATATGATGGGTATTGTTGAGCATATCAATGCTTTAGAACCTCAATTTGAAGCAATGTCTGATGAAGAATTGAGAGCAAAAACGGACGAGTTTAAAGAAATTTTGGCAAAACGTCCAACGTCAAATGATTTTAAGACTGATCGCCGTCTTGAAAAAGAAGCATTAGATAAAATTTTACCTGAAGCATTTGCGACTGTTCGTGAAGCTGGTAAACGTGTTTTGAATATGCGCCATTTTGATGTTCAACTTGTTGGTGGATATTTTTTGCATAATGGACATATTGCAGAAATGAGAACAGGTGAAGGTAAAACTCTTGTCGCAACGTTACCTGCATACTTAAATGCTCTGACTGGTAAAGGTGTTCACGTTATTACGGTCAATGATTATTTGGCAAAACGTGACAGTGAATGGATGGGTAAAATTTATCGCTTTTTAGGGCTAACTGTTGGTGTTATTCTTTCAGGTGGCAGAAATGCTGAGGATTTTGCGCTAAAAAAAGCAGCCTATGAATGTGATATTACTTATGGTACAAATAATGAGTTTGGCTTTGACTATTTGCGTGATAATATGGCAGGCAGTCAAGAAATGCTTGTTCAAAGACCTTACAATTATGCAATTATTGACGAAGTTGATAGTATTTTAATTGACGAAGCAAGAACCCCTCTTATTATAAGCGGACGTTTAGAAAAATCAGCTGAAACTTATCAATTGATGGCAAAAATTGCTCCGCAAATGGAAAAAGTTACTGACTATGAAGTTGACGAAAAAAATAAGAATATTATTTTAACAGAAGCAGGTATTGATCACGCTCAAGAGCTTATTGGTGTTCAAGATTTGTTTGATATTAATACTCAGTATGCGCATCATTTATTGCAAGCATTAAAGGCAAAAGAATTATTTATTAAAGATACTGATTATGTAATAAAAGATGGCGAAGTAATGATTGTTGACGAGTTTACAGGACGTTTAATGGAAGGTCGTCGTTGGTCTGATGGGCTTCACCAAGCGGTTGAAGCAAAAGAAGGTGTACCAATTCAAGATGAAACACAAACTTTAGCAAGTATTACTTTCCAAAACTTATTTAGATTGTATCCAAAATTGTCTGGTATGACAGGTACTGCTATGACTGAAGAAGCAGAATTTGGTAAAATATATAATTTGGAAGTTACAACGATTCCAACTAACAAACCAGATATCAGAATAAATTATCCTGATGTGATTTACAAAAATGAACGTGCTAAATATAATGCAGTTGTTGAAGATATTATTCAGATGCACGAAATTGGCAGACCAGTTTTGGTTGGTACAATTAGTATTGAAAAATCAGAATATGTATCTCATTTATTAAAACAACGAGGAATTCCACACAATGTTTTGAATGCAAAACATCACGAAAGAGAAGCATATATTATTGCCCAAGCTGGTCGTGTTGGAGCTGTTACTATTGCAACTAACATGGCGGGGCGTGGTACGGATATTTTGTTAGG